TCACGACAGGGTGGAATAAAGTTAAAATAAGCCTTGACATTTGTTTTAAAAACATGTATACTATGCTAGTAATGATGAGAAAGAGGAATTGATTATGGAAAAATTTGTTGTAATAACTCAAGCGTTGGAAAACTATGGTGCTCATTGTGAGGACGGTAAGTTTGAAACTGGTAATGCATACTGGAAGTTCAAAGGTGGTACTGACTACATTGTAGAGGGATTGGACAGAGGACAGGATGCAATGGCATTCGTTGCTGCAATCGGTATGAACAATGATATCGGTTGGAAAGAATTCCCTAGTGAAGTGATAACATTCGATAAGTTCTGTGAGGACTTTGATATGGATGATGAGTTCGGTAAAGAACACTTCGAATTTAAAATGAAATATATGAAGGTTGTCAATCCGGCGACCTATGTGAAGGAGACTGTATAATGGTTGAAGTATTAGAAGATATTAGTGTCTTAGAATCTTTGTTGATTGCTATGGACGAAGGTGCGTCTGATGAGAAACGTGGAGCATTGAGTGCTGTCGAATCTCTTCTTGCTAAAAAGAAGAAACTGGTTGACGATTTTGAAAAAGAGTACTGTCCTAGTGAATAATATTCTCTTTTGCGAGGGCGATAAATATTTTGGACATTACAATGTATGGGAGCAATAAATGACAGGAATTGAACATTCTTTAATTGCAACTGGACTACTGGCATTATTCTATTATGTTGGTATTCATGTTGGTGGCAAGAAAAAAACTGAAGATATTATTGAAACAGTTTTGGATAAGTTGGAAAGAGATAATTTTATTCAGACTGAATTGAATGAAAAAACTGGGGAAAAAGAATTAATAGCTATTGACAAGACAACGTAAATAGTCTATACTTGTAAATATGAGTGAGAAATGGAATTATGACTTATAAAACTTTAGGTGATGCAATCAATGCCGCAAAGGAAATGTGTGCAGTATTGGATACCTATGTGAAAATTACTAAAGCAAAAGACGGATATGAACTATTCGGAACTGGTGCTGTAGTAGAAACTGTGAAGGAGTAAAAATGAAGAAGTTAACTTATGGACTTTGTGCCATGGTGGTAATGTCGAGTACGGCATATGCCCACGATGCACAAGTCACAGATGTAAACAAGACTGTAATTAATCAAGTACCCTATCAAGTAGAGGTATGTTCGAATGTTACGTCTGGTGGAGATAAAACTGGTGATACACTTAAAGGTGCATTGTTCGGTGGTATCTTGGGTAAAGTGATTACCAAAAAAGACAACGGTGCGGCCGCAGGGGCAGTACTTGGTGGTATTATCGGACACGATAATTCAGATGCAAGAGCATCTACACGAAGAGTATGTGGATTTGAAACCAGATACCAAGAAACAACTGATACTGTGTATTCTCATAGTATAGTTACTTTTTGGAGTAATGGTAGACAATACCGAGTACAATTCAATAAGTAGATAAACCAAGGATACTGCCCTTAGCTCAGCTGGATAGAGCAACTGCCTTCTAAGCAGTAGGTCGCAAGTTCGAATCTTGCAGGGCAGGCCAACAATGAGGAATGAATGAAACAATTTAACAAATTTAAAAAAAGACCATTTAAACAAGAAGAACGTCCGTCTGGTATGACTGTGATGGTTCGTGACAATGATGTGAACAAGGCAATGAGAATTCTGAAAAAGAAACTCTTGCGTGATGGGTTCTTTCAAGAAATAAGAGACCGTACTTTCTATGAGTCTAAAGGGACTAAGCGTAGAAAAGCAAAAGAACAAGCAACTCGTAGGTTTAAAAGAAACCAAGAGAAATTGAAAATGGAACGTGGTTACTAAGAAGGTTATATAATGAAACGTAATGTGAAAATGGAAAACGATAAGACACTACCTAAAACTCGTAAGCGTAGGAAACCTATGACTGAGGAACAGAAGAAGGCAGCTGGTGAACGTCTTGCATTGGCACGAGAAAAACGTCTTAAAGAAAACCCACCACAATATAAAAGTATCCATCCCTCAGTTTTGGCAAAAGGTGACGATGATGCATGGAGTCACCTCAAAGTTAAGGAATGGATAAAGACACAGAAATCTCTGATGTCATCTGAACGTGCAAATATGCGAGCAAAGATTAAAGGTGCAGATGCAAAATATTATGAACACAGTGGATACATTCGTAATTTAGAAACGTATCTAAGAACTGGTGAATATATTGATATGTTCTGGGGCGAATACGCACAGAACAGATGTAAGAGTGTTTGTTTAGTGATGGCATATCACCCAGATGGCAAACCAAAAAGAAGTATTGGAACATGGTATCCAGACATACAATGTGAATGGACAAAAGAAATGGAAGTGGAAGGTTTCGATGTCAACAATCGATAAGAAAAATGTTATACAATTCCCCCTTAAAGCAACACCAAATCCAAACATCAAAATAGATGATTACGCATTACAGATGCAACAGGATATGGTTTTTGCAGACCACCTTACAGAAGGTTTGGTTGTGAACATGATACACAACATGGGCGAGAATGGTATTGATACTGATGATGAAGAGTTTATTGCTGATATCTCAATGATGATAGAACAGGTAAAGTCTACAATCTACAGAAGTTGTAATATCCCCCATCCAATGCAAGACGTTGTTGATGCGTTTGTTATGACAACAAGTGAGAACGGTAAGATTAGTAGTTACTTAGATTGCCGTGAACTGAGAGATGTTCTTGTTCAAGATGGTGAGGAAGAAGAATAGTGCGGGCATCGTATAATGGTATTACCTCAGATTTCCAATCTGATGACAAGAGTTCGATTCTCTTTGCCCGCTCCATAAATCTATTGACTTTAGGGTCTTTTTAGTGTACTATATAATATATACAATTTGAAGTGAGAAAATTATGATATTAGTTGACATGAACCAAGTCACCATCAGCAATCTGATGATGCAACTAGGTTCTAAACGAGACAATGACTTAGATGAGGACATGGTTCGTCACATGGTTTTGAATTCACTACGAGGTTATCGTAGTCGATTCCATGAGGCATTCGGTGAACTTGTGCTTTGTTATGATAGTAAAAAGTATTGGAGAAGAGATTACTTCCCCAACTACAAATCTAATCGTAAGAAAGACAGGGCAAACTCTGGACTTGATTGGGATACAATCTTTACAACTCTGAATAATCTCAGAGATGACATTAAAGAAATCTTTCCATACAAAGTTATTGAAACAGAAGGTGCAGAGGCAGATGATGTCATTGCATCAATAGTACAGCACGTTGCTGAAACTCCCAGTGAGTTTGAGCATATCCTTATATTGTCGGGCGACAAGGATTTCATACAGTTGCACAAATATAACAATGTTAAACAATATTCACCAACATTGAAAAAGTTTGTACAGGGAATTGACCCAGACATATATATTAGAGAACATGTGCTTAAAGGTGATAGGAGTGATGGTGTACCAAACTTCTTATCCCCAGATAACACTTTCGTTGATGAGATAAGACAGAAACCACTATCTAAAAAGAAAATAGAGACATGGATTGATTTGAATCCTTCAGACTATTGTACTGAAGAGATGATGCGTAACTATCAACGGAATAAAACACTAATTGATTTGGAATGTATTCCTAGTGACTTGAAGGCGACTATTTTGGAAGATTACCAGAATGCTGAACACGGTGACAGGACTAAACTTCTAAATTACTTTATTAACAAAAGATTGAAAAATCTTATGAACGACATTGGAGACTTTTAATATGGTTCAAGATACCTATACACCTCTACTTTCTGAGGTATTAAAGAAAGTAAATAACGCAAAGACTAAAACCAAGAAGGTTGAAATCTTGCAGAAATATGATTGCGATGCCTTAAGAGCAATCATTAAATCCTCATTTGATCCTAATATTGAATGGGTGATTCCAAAGGGAGAAGTTCCCTTTAAAGCGAACGAGGCGGCTGAAGGTACAGAACATACTGTACTACGAAGAGAGTATAAGAAACTCTATCGTTTTATTAAAGGTGGTGATGAGAAACTTGTTGGATTTAAACGTGAAAATTTATTCATCCAACTCTTAGAAGGACTACATACAGATGAGGCTGATGTCATCATTTCTGCAAAGGACAAAACTCTACACCAATCGTTTAAAGGATTGTCTGCCGCAGTCGTTAAAGAAGCGTTCAATTGGAACGACCAATTTGCAAGGAGCGAAACATAAAATGCAAAATAATTACCAACATTGTTTGGAGATGATTCTCCACCACGAAGGTGGTTATGTTAACCATCCAAAAGACCCAGGCGGTGAGACTAATCTTGGCGTTACGAAACGAGTTTATGAAGAATGGGGTGGAACGAAAGAAATGAGGGATTTAGAAGTCTCTGATGTTGCACCAATCTATGAAAAGAATTATTGGGGTCGTCTTAAATGCGATGATATCCCAAATGGGCTTGACCTCTGCGTATTCGATTTTGGAGTAAACGCTGGTACAGGACGTTCTGCAAAGTATTTGCAAACAATGATTGGGACTGTTGCCGATGGTGGCATTGGGCCCAATACACTAAGGAAACTTGGTGAGTATATTGACGAACATGGTCTTGAAACATCTATCAAGAATTTTCAAGAAGCACGTCAATCATACTATGAAAAACTCAAAACATTCGAAACTTTTGGTAAGGGGTGGACTCGTAGAGTTACAGAAACTACAGCAGAAGCTTTGAAAATGTGTTGACAATAAGATACCTCTATGGTATTATATAAGAACAATGGATGGGGATTCACCTCTCTCTCGACTTTCTCTCTCAGAATCCTCATCCATTACCCTAAACCCTTGATTTTCAAGGGTTTTTTTTAGCCTAAAATAATGAAGAAATGCCTTGACATTTGTTTTAATAACATGTATAATATAGGTATAGTTAATGAGAAAGAAGGATTTTTATGACAAATATGGTATCAGTTAAGGGTGGAATTAAACATGAGAGACACGTTGCAGAACAGTGTGTATCTTTTATGATGGGATATTTAATGCCTAGAATGAGAACCTTAGATATCGAAGTTGAAATTAAAAACATTCCAGGCTCTGCAATTGGTTATTGCGATATGCAAGATACTAACAGAGAATTTATTATAGAAGTCCAAAAAGGATTAACTTTAAAAGAATTAGTAACTACTGTGGTTCACGAGATGATACACATTAAACAGTACGCTAGGAAGGAAATGGACGCCGCTGGTAAACAGTGGAAGAAGTGTTCTATCGTAGAGGGTACTAGTTACTATGACCTTCCTTGGGAAAAGGAAGCTTACCGTCTGCAAGACAAATATGCACAACTTGTGTGGGATGCAGATATTTTATAAAATAAGCCTTGACATCTTGCTTAATGCTTGATACAATAGCTATGTTGATAATGAGAAAGAGGAAATATTATGATTAGTAATGAAATGCAAAAAACCCTAATGGGTATGACAGTTGGTGAATTGACAGAACTACAGAAGTTTTGTTCTGACCTCAAAGTGATGAAAAATAAAACTGGTTTAGAAGTTGGCCAAAGAGTTTATGTTGTTCAGAAAACAAAAAAGACTCCAGGCACTATCAGAAAAATTAACAAGACAAGAGCGATTGTTGATATGGTGACTAACCCTATCTCTGGTGCTGTGTCTGGTTACAATGTTCCATTTTCAATGTTGGAGGCAGCGTAATGAATAAAGTTGCTGTAATACATACTGCATTTGAAGATGCTCCACAGACAGTTGCGTTTGTGGATGTACCAGAATTTCCAACTGTGATTGAGACTTTAGAGTACTGTTACAGGTGGACTAACAATCTTGCTGGTTCATGGAGTAAAGGTGAAATCCTTACTGGTGATAATGGTGAGACAATTAATAATGGTGATTACAATAAGAATGTTACTGTTATGGCAGACCTTCCTGTTTATGAGGGGGTGACATATGGGTTACGTTCTACTTCAGTTAATGACCAAATGTTAATCGGTAATCAAAAATATGTGGTTGCTGGTTGTGGATTTAAAACAATAGATGGAGAGGAAGTTTAATTATGAGTGCAGTGAAAAGTTTAATGATGGATGTAGAAGATTTTGTTTATGACTTCTACACCGAAAAAGGTGAAATGACGGATACACCAAAAAATATTATCCAGAAAGCAATCGACAAGTTTGGTTATTCTTTTGGGAGTTATGCAAAAGATGTTATTGACCAGACTGAGGAAACTCATGGTGGACACTTTGAGTTTAACAGTTGGGTTGGTAATTAATGAATAAACTACTTCTACCACTTGTGCTATTCTGTTCGGTTGGATGTACAACTGTTTATGGTAATGATGTTATCCAAGGAACAACCTTATCGGTTGATGGTTATGTTATTGAAACAACAGACCCAAATGATAACCCAATCATTATAGATAATACTACAGATAAAGTACAAGTGATTTATTACGGTAATTTGTGGGGTCAATTGTTTGACCCGAAACCAGTGCCATTCCTTAATCCTAGTCAACCTAGATGTAAGGCAACATGGCACAACGCTGGGACGGTATGTGATGTCAATTAATGAATTTTTAATAAGTCTACTGGTAAGTGTAACACCAGTTGAGATGGATGATAAACTGGTGATTAATGAATACTTAAATCAAGAGGCAGTTTGTCTTACACAAAATGTGTATTATGAAGCAAGGAATCAACCACTCGCTGGACAGATGGCAGTGATGTCAGTAACACTCAATCGTGTAAAGGATTCAAGATATCCCGACACAATTTGTGGTGTAGTGAAACAAGGCCCATCTCGACCAAGTTGGAAGGGAACTGGTGAAATGATTCCTATCAGACATAAGTGCCAATTCAGTTGGTTCTGTGATGGTAAGTCCGATGTTCCTGCTGATAAAGATACATATAATGAAATTTATCTCTTTACAACTGGGCTTGTTTCTGGTAGACTATCCTTATTAGATATCACAGATGGTGCAACACACTATCATGCTGATTATGTGTCGCCTTCATGGGCAAAGACTAAAACTAAGACTGTGGAGATTGAAGACCATATCTTTTACAGATGGGAGAAAAAATGAATATATTTTATCTAGACAAAGATGCAAAAGAAAGTGCAATGATGCACTGCGACAGTCATGCAAGTAAAATGATTGTTGAGTATGCACAACTTATGTCTACTGCACATCGTGTATGTGATGGTAAAGAAGTCAGGCGTTTGAGCAAATCAAATCGTTTGATGAAAACTTATGACCATCCAGAACCAGAACTAGACCATACTCTGTACAAGTCTTGCCATGTCAATCATCCTAGTGCAATCTGGGTACGACAGTCTAAGAAAAATTACAGATGGTTGTATGAGTTGTGGACAGAACTAAACACAGAATTCATGTACAGGTATGACAAGGGTGTACCACATCTTAGTTATAGTAAACTAAAGTATGCACTATTCAGTCCACCAGAAAACATGGAAGAGGGTGAGTTTACAGAACCCACTCAGGCAATGCCAGATGATGTCAAGAACGAAAGTTCAATTACGGCATATCGAGACTACTATATAAAGTATAAGACGCATTTACACAATTGGAAGAACCGTACTGTGCCTTACTGGAT